CCCTCTGGAGCGCGCAGAACCAGAGCTTGTCGCCGCGCATCAAGACTTGCCGCCAGTATACGAAGACGGTGACCCCTTCGACATGGTAAACGACTAAAACAATCAGCCTGCATTCGTGCGGGCTTTTTGTTATCTGGTGTTGACATAGTTATTATGTGGATCTATAGTCAGCTCACACCTAGACAGGAGCAACAAAATGAATACCCCTCAAGAACACCGCGAACAGATTCTGCTTGGCGCCATGACCGAGCTTAAAGAAAAAGCCTCCGAGGTCATAAGCGGGATCATGAGCGATCTTTACACATCGTACCTACCTCACGTCGAGTCGGATACGGAATCAAACATTTGCTACCGCGCTACCGGCATCGTCAAGAACCTGATCGCGGGCAACTTTAAGGATGTCGGCAATAACCTCGTTGAAGTATCCGACGACTACGGCTGCAACCATTACATGCCTCTTGCGAGTTATGAGCGACTGGTAAAGCCGTTGTGCAATGCAATGGGCGATCAGCTCAAGAATGAACGTATCAAGCAACTTGAGCGCGAAGTTGAATCACTCCGCAGCCAGCTTAATTCGCGATACTTCTGAGGATAGCCAGCTATGTCACTTTTAGCAGCCGCAATCATCGTATGCGGAGCACTCCCGCAAGACAACTCCCCGCTAGTATGCCGCGCCCAGGTCTACCACGGCATCGAAGGCCAGCTTGCCGACTGCTCACGGGCGGCCATCAAGAAGGCTCGATCTATCGAAGAGTCATTTGTAAAGGTTGGCGCCCTGGTACGCACCAGCTCGCACGCCGAATGCTTCCGCTCCGACGATGAGGGTGCCGTTGTCTTCTACCTGCCTGAGTTCATGCAATACCAGCTTGGCGCAGATTCATCGGTTGTCGTGCACTACGATGTCATCGACGGCGCTGCGGTAAAGCGCGAATCAGCCTTGGCGAAAGGAGTTTGATCATGGAAAAACATTCATGGCCTAACGGGCGCGTCTTCGAAGAAAACAGCGAAACGATGCCAGGACCGCCGCGCCCCTTCATTACGCTGCCGCCGCAAATCGTTGAGGTTCTTCGCGAGCACGAAGACGGCAACGGCTTCACGCTGACCACGCTCGATCCACAATCAGCCTTTCGCATGGCCGAGAAGATGGCCTTCAGCGGTAACCATTATTCGATCAAGCTCAGCGGCCAGAAGGGTGGCGAGTGGGTTGTTGTTGTGAGAGAAGTTGCTATTAAGGAAGTTGCTCGGGGTTTCTGTGATTGCAATCAAGGTCGCCTTCCATGCACTTGCAGAGGGATGTCGTCATGAAAAACAAAACCCATCGTGATCTACCTTGGAAGCCAAGTTGCTGGGTAGGCGGAAAGCGACCGATCCACATTTGGGAGCTTGACGACGATACCGTCGAAAAATATGCAGCCATGAAAGCCACGGCTGCAATTATGAGGGCGATGAGAAAATGAAGCGCTTAAGAGAAGACGCGACCATGACGATTATTTGCGGGTCGATAGTGCTGCTTGGCTTGACGTTCTTGGCGTTATCGACGCTTCTCGCTACTTGCTAAGCGCAGAGACAGCCTCAAGGCTGCGCGCCTTCTCGCAAGTCTGTGCGGCAGTTATGGCGGCGTCAGCGAATCTTGCCAGCTCTTTATTTCTCGCGACAGATTTATCGAGCACGACGGCAAGCAAATTGCCGGGATTTGTGGCGCCTTGGCGGCTGGCGCCAGCTCCGGAGGTTGCGCACACTGGGTTGGCGGTAAGAAGCTTTCCGACCTGCTCGCGCAACCTGTCAGCTGAAGCATTGGCAGAATCAGCGTCAGTACGTAGCGCTTCCAGCTTTTGAGTTGCATCACGTTGAACCTCATTCATTGACCTTTGCATTGCCTGTTCTTTGTCTCGCTGCGCCATTGCATTAGCCGCGAGTGCTTCAGCAATCTGCGTGCGCTCAGCGTTCCATTCCTGTCGGATTACTCCTTTTCCGTGCTGATCCCCGTGCACCCATACCGCTACAACCACAAGTCCAATTGCGATGGGCTTCCAGTAAGCTGCCAGCAGCGCCAGCATCACGCGTGCTCCAGGCCGAAGGCCCATGCTTCAGGCCAGGTTTTAGGATGCGGCTTTCCAGGGTTCCATAAACGATTCGCATACATATCCCAGGCCGCCTCCTGCGTGTCTGGAAGCTCAAAAGGATCCGTGTACATCAGCAGACGAGCAAAGGCCGCAGCCAGTACATCGTCGGTCGCCAGCGCAGCCCACACGGTCGCACGAACAAACGGAACGCCGCGAGCGTGGCAAACCTTGCGGGCCAGTTCGGCGCTAGCCTCGTGATTCATGACCCCTTTAACACCGCCGCCTTTCTCGAACTGCCAGAAACCGCGAGCAGGCCCATTCCCGTACTGCACGCGGGTCAGGTACTTGGTTTCCTGATAACCAATGGCGGCCAGGATGATACGCGCCTTCCTGGAATCCATCTTAACTGGTAGCAGCTGAAAAGCCGTTTCAACTGCGGCGACTGGATAGCTCATTGGTGCGACCTCTTTGATTCGTCTTTTTGACGGACGTCAAACATGCGCGACACATTGCCCTTGGAGCGAACAAGGAGGGCGAACATGATCGCGAAGACAAGGGTGTTTTGCATGGAGACTTCCGGCCATTCGCCATACAGCAGGATTCTGCCAATAAGCGATAACCATTGCTGCCCCAACAATGAGGCTATACCAAAGGCGCAGAAGCTGGGGAATAAGTGATATGTCGAGCCGTTGCGCTGAAACTTGAAGGCGATCAGAAAAGAAATGCCACCACAAAAAAACGCCTGAGCCAGTGCTTTTATCTGCACCCAGTGCGCAACAACCCAATCCGTCGTATCGATCATGACTCCGTCTCCCGTTTGCCTAGGAAGCGGTTGATGACCCACTGCAACCATTTCGGCGGCCTGCCTGTCTGGAATGCCTCGATAAGACTGATACCGATAGCTACACAGAATAGACCAGCAACGAACGAAGAAAATCCCGCCGTCTGTGTCCAGGCCAGAGATAAAAGTTCCGCCGATCCGAAATATCCGCCAATCCATCCGACAATCAGGTATCCGGCACGCTGCCAAGCACTGATGTCTTTGGCGAACAGTATGAAAAAGAACGCCCCGCCGAATGCCCCAATGACGGCTGAAAGATCAACGCCAGGGAAATAGCTGGCAATCGTGATGCCAGTCCCGCCAACCGCCAGTGAAGCTCCGGCGCTAGTCAGTCCGTCGGCCATATTATCCCCTACCATGACCTTGGCCTTCCCCATTGGAAGCCATTGGATAGCCCATATGCCGAGAAAAGGCATATTGCCATGCCTAGGATTATACACAGTAAGGACGCATGGTCCCACTGCCGGGATGGCGTCTCATCGGGTATGTGGCGAGCGCCCTGGATAACCAAGAAAGCCGCCACAAACATGTTTGCGCTGATGTCGCGATGCTGGACAAAATTCCAGATTGCGAAGGAAAGGCACAGAAAACTTATACAGTTTGGGCGACTTAGCATTTTCGCTGCCTAATGGTTGTGCGCCGCCACGTGGACGACGCATTTTTATTGCCCGACTAAACGGTTTCCGGCGGCGTAGGCCACACAGGCTCAAGCTGAGTCAGGTCCACCGCCTTAAGCTCCCGATAATACGTCTGCCACTGCTTGGCGATAACAGTCTCTTCGTCGGTAGAGTCGCCGAGCTGAAGCGAAAGTAGAACCGGCGCCATCGCCTCCGCAGCGACCGACAGACGCCAGTTTTGCGCGCCCTTGTTTTGATCGAAGATCTGCGATTCAGTGAGGGGTGGCGGGACGTACGGTCTGAACGTCATCACCCCATCTACTTCTTCGGCGACCCACCCAAAAACAACATCATCCTCACAGGGGTACCATTTCCAATCGATTGGATACCTGTAGGTGGGGTCGATATCGGTTATTTCGTTTACTCTGCCATCAACCACAAGAGCCCAAGTTGCCATTATATTCACCATTCGACTACGGAATATCCAGGGCCGCCAGCGCCGCCCACCGTTGTAGCGTTGTAACTAGCTCCGCCCGAGCCGCCAGCACCTTTAGCGCCAGCTACGCCCGGTACCGAACTCACAGCTGTACCGGTGGTAATCGAAGCGCCAGCGCCTTTGCCGAAATAAGAATCTCCACCTAGACCTGCCGCCGCAAAACTCCCCGTGACAACCAATGATAATTTGCCGCCGCCGCCAGGGGAGTGGAAGAAGCTACCACTAACACCTGAGCCGCCTGAGCCGGAATAAGCAGAGGCTCCAGAACTGCCAGCGCCGCCTGAACCCCCAGCGGCAGCCATGATAGAGCCGAACGACGAAGATCCTCCATTGCCGCCACTAGCCGCGCCGGTACCACCGGTACCACCGGTACCAAGCGTTATAGCCACCGACGTGACCCCAGTAAGATCTACAAAGCCGAAAGCCGTACCACCCGCACCACCACCACCACCTGCGGCACCGGTAGAAGAAGTCGCACCACCGCCGCCGCCACCAGCACCGGTAGTGTAAACCATGGGCTTAATGAATCCTAACTGCATGACGATTGGAACCGTCCAGTTAGTAACGCCAGCGTTCGCAAATTCAACCCGCCCACTGGAAAGCAACCCGAACCATGTCAGCGGTGACGAGCTAGGCGTATTCCCCGTGTTGCTGTTGATCAGGGATAGGTAAGGCAGGCCGAGATAAGTGGTAATCGACCCCAGGTGATATTCCTGGGAGGCATTGTATTCAGCCACACCCATCTGATGGAGATACGCCAGCAATTGGCTACTCGTGTACATGGCGGCATTGAAATCTTCCAGTGCCGGCTGATCTGATGGGCCGACGACACCCCAGCCTCTGAGGAAGCTCGCATTAATCTGGCTTGTCAGGTCGTTGGCCTGAGAGATACTTCCGAAAATGGTCCGCTCAGTGCCAGGCGCGGCAGATGCGAAGGCTTGCAGGTTGCCGTTGTATCGAGCAATTTTTGCCATTTAAATCACCTTTCTTGCAAAGAAACCGCCGACGCGTAGCGGGTCGAATTTGCTGGAAAAACCTTGTGAGTCGGGGTTATTGGAGAACCCAAAAGTCAAACCCGGCTCAGCTTGAATAATCACTTTGTATCTTACACCCTGCGGCTTCGGCAGCAGGTTTAAAGCCTGGATCAATCTGAGCCTATCAAGGCTGACGACCGTTGACACGTACAAGGTCAGGGTCATATCGAGGTTATCGACGACGTATGCGTGACCATCAAACGCAGAAAGCACTACGTCCTGAATGCTGATATAGATGTCGCTGGACACATATCCAGCAGCCCTGTTTAGAGCGGCTTTAATCCGAATGAAAAATCTATAATCATTATCGCCAAGCTGGAGATCAGTAAACGCAGACGAGAACTTGCTATAGAAAGGACCGCCTATGCGCAATGGATCGAATTTACTGGCGAACCCTTTATCGATAGGGTTTATGTCGAAGCCAAAATATACTTTTGGAATGACGTCGGGGACTGAACGGCTAATGCCTACAATCCTGCCGAGGACGTCAAGCTGCGCACCGATGGCGTTATCGAGGTCAAACGCTGAATCCAGTGACGCCAAAAAAATCCGAGTTGTCTCCCAGGTCGAGGCCTGAAGCTCTATTTCAGCTTTGGCCTTGGGCTTTTCCCAGTACTGCTTGATGAGCAGATTAGAGGTTTCCTCGATAAGCGCCACTATGTCACCTCAGTAATGACGATGTTCGCGGTGCTTATTTCAAATTTGGCGCCAGGGCCCGGCGATAAACTGCCATCAGTGAAGGTGATATTGTCTTTACTGATCTTCATCAGGGTCAAAGTGAAATCGTCACCTGCGGTGTAGGCTGGGCAGTACAGCTGAGATGCCTCCAGCGAATCGCCGATGTAGAATTTATGAGTAGCGATCTTTTGCTTGATCAACGCGAAATCGATTGGTACCAAGATATTTTTACGCTTGGCGGTCAGAGTGATATGCAGCGGCACAATTACCGGGCGATCAAACCGCCTTACTTGACTCACAACAAATGTGCTTCTATCGGGACGGGTTAGCGTCTCGGGAATTGTCGCCTGGATAGATCCCTTTATGCCGGTGCCGCCAGTCTTCTGGAAAAGGAGAACCTGCATGATGTCGTCAATGGTGCCGCCTTCGACGACCGGCCAAATGCTGTGCGCATTCAGGTTGTTCACGGCGTCATAAACATCACTGTCGTTGTCATAAACGCGGGCATCAGAAACACCAGCAGTGTTTAGAAGCCTGGCAGCCAAGGAATTAGTGGTGGAGAACGCTGGATTTTCCAGGCTCAAGTTCCGCTTCTGAACAAATTCCTCGTCCGTCTCTTCGTCTTCGCCCGGCTCAGCATCCACGGCGGCGGTAAAGCCATCTACGCCGAGAACCACGGTAACCGGAGTGAACACGGCGCCCGCCAAGCCGGTAACCGATCCAAAATCTGCGGCCTGAAAAGTGATGGCCGTTGTCCCGACCGGCAAAATCACTGGCGCCGGAAGCTCCCACAACTGACCGAGGTCATCGGATATTTGATATCCGGTAGGCAGCGTGACGACCCGAGTCGAAATAACAGAGAGATCCCAAAACGAGCGGGTGGCTGGACGTGGAAAGATGCCGGAAAGCTTGGCGATTTTTGCCTGAAAGATACCGCGAGCGAAATCGGGATCGAAGTTGTTGGCGATCCATAGACCAAACGCTTGCATATCGGCGCGGGATTTAGCCTCAATCGCTACGCGCTGACCATCAGGGCTCTCTTGCTCCAGATTGATATCGGCGCCATAGATCGCTTGATAGCCCGCCACCAACTCGGCCAGAATCTCGTCGAAGCTCTGGATCGTAATGCCGTTGGCGTCAATCGTCGGGCCTGCCATCAGATGATTATCTCTTCGGTAAAGGTGTCGTCAAAAATCGTGCCAAACGAGAGCATTATAGTGGCTTTGCGGGTGCTTGTCTTCACGTCAATTTCAAGATTTGTGATGGTGGTTACGCCCTCAGTGGACAACGTAACGCGCTCGACAGCACGAAGGATTTCTTCCTTGGTTTCCCGACGACCCAGCAAGTCGATCCAATCGATATTCGCGTCTACGTCAAGGAAGAAATCAGAACGAAAGGATTTTATGCGAGTGACGACGTTTTGCCGAACGGCATCGCCACGGGAGATATAGACGGCCAAGCCTCGACCGAACCGCCAATCTCCATCTTTGTCTAGACCTGATACGCGCATGTCGTCACCTGCAAGAGCTATGCCGACATCTTACATCATCACGCCACGTTTGTGATTATCCCGTGAAGCACGGTTACCGTTCGACTGTCGCCGGTTGCAAAGGCGCCCGTCCAACCAGGGACCCCGCCGACTGAGTAGGTGGTCGAATCGGTGTTGAGGCTGACGTCAAGGCTGCCGATTAGCGTGTAGTTGCCTGTGTGCAGGTAGTTACCCGTCACAGTTGAGTCACCGAAGCGCTCAATCGTCGCAGGAATCGTTTTAGCCATTGCCGCAGGGGATACGCCGACCAGCGCAAAGCAATCGCTGTAGTCATGCATGCGCTGCTCAATAGGCGGTACATTGTCGGCGCCGCCATACCAGCGGTCGAAACACCGTTCGCTGACCAGCAAAAGGCAGTAGTCGCCCACCGCAATTGGATGGGCGTCATAGCTTGAGCCCCCACTAAGGAAGATCGGAGGGACGGAGGGGAATACTGGGAGCGTGATTGCCTGACCATCAACAACACGCTGAATCACTGGCTGAGCGTCGATTGTTGTCGAGCCCACCGATGTTACCTTGGCAATCACAATAGTGTGGGTATTCGCCAGGGCGGTCAGGATTGCATCGCCCATCACGTCGGTTAGTTCTTCTTTCTTATCGGTCATCTCGGCACCACGTAAGATTCTGCGATTTCGCCCGTGACGCGCTGAAACCAGTCGCTCCCGTCGAGGTCGCCACTGTAGGTGATGAGCTTGCACTTGTACACGCCATTGCGGTGCGGCGCGGTCACCGATATCAGCTGGTACAAGCCGCCAACCTTGATAGACGGATTCAGGTAGGTCGTAATCGTGACCTCTTTCTTGTCGGCTTCCGGCGTGTTGATCAAGCCTGTTTCGGCGCTGACTACAGGAATGTACCCTGATACAACCTCATTACCACCCAAGATGTTAAGGCGCTCGTCGTCGATAAACCAGCGCTGATTGGGGTCGAGCATTTCCTGAACTACAGCCATTGAGTTCCCAACCAAGACCTTGGGGCGCGTGATATCGCCAAGGGCGCCGATCTTGCCCTTCTTGGTGTTCGGCATGGTGCCCAGCGCGGCGTCAATTGCTGCGGCCTTGCTGGTCACCGAGGTAGTCACGAAGCCGCGTAGAAAGTCCTCGCCACCATCCATAGCTGAGATATTGGTGACGTACTGGCCGTCAGCCTCGCGAACGCTGCCAGCCTCATCAATTGAGCCTCGAAAGATCGTCTCAAGCTTGCCTTGGTAGCCGATCTCCAGCAGCACGGGAAAATAACCCTTATTCTGGTTTGAGGTCGGCTTTACCTTGCCGTCCTTGTCCTTCTCGGGCTTCTCGTCGGGATCGCGGACCAGACGACGACGCTTGTCAGGATTGAGGCCGTCAACCTTGATCGTCGCCTTGTTGAGGTCGGACTTGTCGGACTTGTCCACGCTGAAGCGGATTCGGAAAGGCGGCGTGATTACCACCGCCTGTGAGCCGATGCCGATGGTTAGGCGGTAGTCGCGAAGGAAGCGGTCGGTCATGGCTTCTTTCCTTCGCTCGGCATGCGCACGCCTGCGTCGTAGAGCTTAGCGGCATGCGTGTAGGTGATCGGCGGAAGGCCGTCACCGCCCGAGGCTTTTTGAATGGCTCTAATGCCCTCATCGCGCTCTTCCGCCGCGATCTGCTCGGGCGTGCGCAAATGCTTTGCAGTGAAGCATCCAAGCCCGTAACTCATTCGGATAACAGCGGTATTCTCAACGTGAGCGATAACTTCGCCTTGTTCGCCAGCGCCGTACATAAGCAAACCTTCGGGATCGTAAACGCATGCGCGAGTACCAACCGGCGGCAGGCCTTCGCCGGTCCAGGGCAGTTGACGCTCAGCAACCAGTGTCCAGGAGTGTCCATCGCTGGACATGTCCGCGCCGACGTCATCTGGACGGCTATTGCCTAAATGCTGACGCTTCGAATTTACGCCCCACGCCTCGACGTAGTATTGGTAGCGGCAGGGGGCCATGACTACCGCGTTCGCCCATTCCGGCGCCTTGCTCCAATCGACCTGGCTCATGCCGCACCGCCTTGCTTGAAGCCGGCAGCGAATACGGACGGATCGACATTGAAATTATTGATACCAGAGACGCGCAACTCGATCTGGGTCCGCTGATCGCACGCATCATCAACCATCCGCCGAAACGCCAACGGATCACGCACCCCCCTCATCACCGCATCATTACCGCCGCTCCCCGAGATGATCACGTCGCCGTAACCAAAGATGCGCCCGAGAAAACCTTGCTTGACCGATACCGATTCAACCTTGGCCAGCCGGATTTCAGCAGTGTCACGCATGACGACGCCTGACTTGCGGATAACGCGTTTGCTGGTGATGCCCATTTCGGTCGACCGGATCTTCAGCCATGCATAGAGCAGCAGCATGGCGCTGATCGGCAGACAGATGATCGACACGCCGAAGATGACGGCGGCGCAGTAGATATGAAACATGGACCACTTGGAGATTTTGCCCCCGGCCAGCAGGGTTTCATCG